CTTGGCTTTTGTATGTTCCTTCAAACAATGACGAATACCAAAGAACAGAAGCTATAAACAATCTGATAGCTTATTACACAGAGAGAGAAGAATACGAGAAGTGTCAAGACTTAGTTGATATAAAATAAAAAAAGGGGCTTACGCCCCTTCTTTAATTTATATATTCAATACTATGAATAGAACACTCCATACTCAACGATAGTATTATCGTCAGTATTTGCTGTGTAAACCGTAATATCTCTAGCCCCCTTCCAAGGAAACCATGCCCACTCTCCACCTTTAAGCTGGACAGAGCTGTCGCTGAATGGGTCTAAACTTATGTGAACATAATCTGTTGCTGTTGTGTCAACATTCTTTATGTACACGTATGTTGGATAACTATAGGAAGTAGCAGCTAAAAGTACTTGAGCTTCACTAGAAGTGTTTGCAGTAACTTTAGTCCTGATAACCCCACCATTATTAATAGTAAGGCTGTTTTCTACAGAAAAATCTATAGAGTCACTTGATATATCAGTACTTGTTAGACTTATTTTAGCTTTTAATGTTCCCATAATTATTAAGATTTACTCCAGTAAGCGTATTCTAAAACACATGCTGCTGTATCAGCGGTAGCTTCTAAACCTACACCACCTTTAAGAGGTAGGAATGCAAACTCACCAGGACTTAAGTCCATTACAGCAGTTCCGTCATCAGCTTTTAGAACGATAATATTAGTTGTATCAGTATTTCTAACATATACGTAAGAAATCCCAGTATTACCAGCAGTTGTTAGGATATTCTCCTGACCAGTGGTTGCAACTGAAACTCTTGATACACCTATACTAGGAGCACCTACTGTTAAAGAATCTGATAACGATAAACTAAGAACATCAGCTGAATCATCTGAACTTGATAATGTTAATCCGACTGTTAATGTTGCCATTTTATTTTATTTTAAAGATTATTAATTACGATACTACGTGGTCTTCCATACTAGTTGAAATAACTTCGTCTAAAGTATTTCCTAATACTAGTTCATCAAAACCATTTTTACCCATACCTTTCATTTTGATGTAAACTTTTGAACTCGCTTCATATGCGTTTACAACGCTGTCGTTTCTTAAGAAGCCAGAAGCAGTTTGGTCAGGAAAGTTTACAACGTTTCCATTTACAGTAAGAGTTTCAAAATCAAGAGGTGCATTAGAACCTAAAGCTCCAATATGATTTATAAACTTAACTTTGTTTGAAGCTGAATCTAAAGATGTTTCAACTTCTAATATATTAATAAATGGAGAATCAAATCCAGCATTATTAGTTTTAGAAGTATCATAAAAGACAGTCCAGTCATCAGCAGAACCGCTTTCGTAAGAAAGAATAACTCTATCAGTATTGATTACTAAATTTAAATCAGTACCAGAGTAATCTACTCCATTTTTAGTGTTAATATCAACAGGAAGTAATTGAGAAGACAAAGCAGAAATGGTGTTTCCAGCGTGGTCTTGTCTAATAACGCCTCTTTTTAATAATAACTCAATTGGTCTAGTGTTAGTGCAAGTGTCAGCGTAGATAACTTCCGCTTCAATCTTGAAAACATCAGCAGCAACAGTGTCGTTACCAGCAATAGCTTGAGCTGTACCATCTCCCTGAGCATCAGCAACACTAATTGTGTTTGCGTCATGAACAGCTTGAACATAATAAACTCTGTCTGCAAGAATGTTAGTTGGCTCAATCTCAACTGTGAAATAGATAGCGTCATCTACTGATAGTCCATGTCCAGTAACTGTGATTTTATCACCAGTTGCAGTTTGAGAAGCAGTAGAGCCAATTTTTGTTTCTATGTCTCTAGCATAGATAATTTTATCAGTACTAAGACCGATAGTTTTGTAGCCAGCACTTTCAGACTTAGAGTAATCTACCCCATCGTACTTAATTGCTGGTACTTTTATAAAATTTGCCATTTTAAAAAATTTTTGTTAATAAATAAATAAGTATGTTTACAAATATAAGAAAATAATAGGTTATATCCAATCTTTTTATTATTTTTGTAGAGACACATATATTTTATTTTGTAATGTCCGAAAAGAACATAGATGAAATACAAGGAATATCTGTCTCTGTACCTAAAATACCACCCAGAAAAACAATACAGGGTTATGGTAAAAAGAAAAGAGAACAGAAATGGGAAAGAAATCCTCTTCCATCAAATTGGGATACCATGTCCGAAGGGGCAAGGTCTAAATTTGTTGAGCAAGAGTTTATTAGGAGAAGAGACGGATACTGGTTTTATAATAACGGAGAGCCAACATACATTACAGGACTACACTACTACTACTTAAATTGGTGTAAAATAGATGTGGGATACCCAAGCTATTGGGATAGAGATAGAAGATTCTTTTTGGTATGGGAGTCTTGCATAAAAGATAACAACTGTTATGGCTTGATAATGCCAAAGCATAGACGACAAGGAGCATCATGGAAAGCTGCCGCTATAGTTCTAGAAGGAATTACCTCAATGTACAATTCAAATGGAGGAATAATGAGTAAGACTGGTGCTGACTCCAAAAAGCTTTTTGATAAAGTTGTTTATTTGTTTAGACAGCTACCACCATTCTTTCAGCCGATAATAGAAGGAACTGATTCTCCTAAGACAGTCTTGTCATTCAAAAAGCCTGGTGAAAGAATCACTAAAAACAAACAAACAGTATCCAAGTCTGAAGCATTGAATAGCCAGATAGATTGGAGAAATACAAAAAACAACTCTTATGATGGGGACAAGCTAGCTATATTTGTATCCGATGAGGGTGGTAAATGGTTAGAAGCTGATGTATCCAAAAACTGGCAGATTGTAAAGCCAGCATTATCACAAGGTAGAAAGATTGTGGGTAAAGCATTCTTACCTTCTACTGTAAACGAAATGGAAGCTGGTGGTAAATCATTCAAAGATATATGGGATGACTCAGACCAGAATGATAAGGTTGTAGGGACTAACAGGACTAGGTCAGGGTTGTATAGGTATTTTACAGAAGCGTATGACGGTTATGAGGGGTTTATAGATGAGTACGGAATGTCTGTTATACATACACCCACATCAAAAACTTTTGACTTAGATGGGGATGAGATAACTATAGGTTCAAAAGAATACTTATCTCAGATTAGAGATGGTTTGAAAAACGATACAAATAAATTAGCAGAACATAAAAGACAGTTTCCCTGGACACCAGAAGAAGCATTTAGAGTTTCAGTAGACACCTGTTTGTTTGACGCTGAAAAGATATACCAACAAATAGAATACTTAGAGGTTGTAGGGCCTTCCTTAACAAGTAGAGGTAATTTTATTTGGAAAAATGCAGAACAAGATAGTGAGGTCAGATGGATACCAGACAAGAAGGGTAAGTGGGATGTTTCTTGGGTTCCTCCAAATGATGTAGGAATAAATAAAAAGAGACCTCCAAACCAAGAGCTTCTTGTTGCTGGTTGTGACCCATTCGACCACGATGTAACTACTGACGGCAGACGTTCAAATGGAGCTGCTTACGTGTTTAAGAAGTTTAATATACACGAAGAAGAAAGCCACATGTTTGTTGCCGAATATATTAACAGACCTCCAAAAGCTGAAATGTTTTACGAGGATATGTTAAAAATGTGTGTATTTTATGGCTGTCAAATACTAGTGGAAAATAATAAAATAGGATTGTTGCAGTACTTCAAGAAAAGAGGGTATGAAAAATATCTTATGGCAAGACCAGAAAGTACTCATACAAAGTTTAGTAAAACTAGACAGGTGGAGTTAGGATTACCTACTACAGGTCAAGCTGTTATTAGTGCAATGACTGACGCTTTGCAAGCTTATGTATATGATTATATAGGTATTAGAGAAGATGGTACTATGGGTAACTTATTCTTTTTCAACTTATTGAAAGATTTGCTTGAGTTTGACGCAACAAATAGAACTAAGTTTGATGCCAGTATGGCTGCTGGAATAACATTGCTTGCCGCACAAAAAAATATAAAACCGAAAATAGAAAAGAAAGTATATATACCATTTGTAAAAAAATATAACAATACTGGTGTAATTTCAAAACTGATTAAATAATGGAAGACAACAAAAATTACGGAGGATACCCAGACCCATTTGCTTCACAAGAAGAAAAACTAGAAAAGTCGTATGGCGTTAGGTATTTTAAAAGAATGTATCATGAGCATATAAACGAAAACAACTTGCTTAATGATAAACATAGAAGATACGAAAAATGCAGAAGCTATGCGGATGGTTTACAGTCTATAGACAAATACAAGGATATTGTAGGGGCTGAAGGAGATACTTCGTATCTCAATCTAAACTGGGAAGCATTACCTATCATTCCTAAGTTTGTTGATGTTATAACTGGAGGTCTTATAAACCAGGAACACAAGGTTAAATGTACAGCTATAGACCCTATGTCTGTTCAACAAAGAAATCAAGATAAGCTTGACATAGAGACAGATATGGTTATGAAGGAGTTTAGTGAAAAGATGACTCTAGCTAGCGGTATAGCTTTTAACAAAAACAACGAGTCTCTTCCTGAAGATAAAGATGAGCTTGACTTGTATATGAATTTAAACTACAAGCAAGCTACAGAGATAGCTATGGAACAAGGTATTGAGTTAACTCTATACTTAAATAATTGGAATGAAATTAGAAAAAGAGTTATTAGAGACTTGATAACATTAAATATCGGTGCAACTAAAACTGATGTTATAAATGGTAAGATTGATATAAGATACGTAGACCCTCAGTATTTGGTTACATCTTATAGTAGCGACCCTTCTTTTAAAAAAATAAATCATGCTGGTGAAATTATATATATCACTATACATGAGTTAAGAAAGATGGCTAAAGGAGAGTTTACTGAAGACGAACTAAGAGAGATTGCTGAGTTGAATGTAGGCAAACTTGGTAATCCTAAAAAATTCAGTTACAAGTCTATCAACTATAATGGTCAGACAGCTCATGCTTACGACTCATACAAAATAGCTGTACTAGATGGTGTGTTTAAGGTTTTTGATAATCTGGTTTATGAAAAGAAAGAAAACTCATTCGGAGGTTATTCTTATAACAAAAAGAAATCAAACTATAAATTACCTAAGAAATCAAAAAACGAAAGAGAGTTAGATTCTAATACTGTTGAAATGGTTTACAAGGGTAAATATATTATTGGAACAGATTACATATTTAACTACGGTCATGCTGATAATATAATTAGACCAAAAAGTAATCTAACAGAAGCTGTTATACCCTATAGTATTTACTCTCCAAATC